ACATCGACGATGGCGTTGCCTGGCAAAGAGCCAATGTAATCAGCCTCGCGGATCTGACGGGTAACTTAGATAACGTTGCAGACGGCACTACTTATGGCAAGGTTAAGAATGCGGAACTATCTAGCGGCCAGGTGAATCGAATTAGTGATGGAACGAATACTGTCACAGCAGCCACGGCATTTACTCATATTGGTGACGCAACAAAGCATCGAGTGATTAATGATGCCGGATTAGCCATCACAGATATATGGTCGGCCCAAAAAATCAACAATGCTATTGAATTGGCCAAGCATATGATTGAGCCTCAGGCAAGCGTAAAGGATCAAAACCTAGCCACCCCACCAGTTTCTCCGGTATTGGCTGATAGGTACATCGTCCCTGCCGCGCCCACGGGTGTATGGATAGCCCATACAAATCATATAGCTGAGTGGGACGGTGCTGTGTGGCAGTTTTACATTCCTGCTGTCGGCTGGAATCTATTCGTTGATGACGAGCTTAAAATGTATGGGTGGAGTGGTTCCGCTTGGGTAAGAACCGGTGGAGCCTTACAGACGGTCACGGCAGGAACGGGTCTTACTGGCGGAGGACAAGCGGATACAGTTACTGTTAATGTAGGCGCTGGACTAGGCATTATCTCAAACGCTGATGATATTGCCGTTAAAGCTTACAAAGGCATAACGGTCGATGGAAATGGTGTAGCAGCAAACATCGATGGCGACTCAATTCAGTATGATGCTGCAAATGGAAATCATTTAATGGTGGTTAATGTCGATGGTGGCACCTTCTAAAGGGGTGATGATATGACTAGAAAAGCACAAATCACGATCAGGAAAGGTCTTGAGGTGAACCTCCCAACTTTAGCTGATGGAGAACTAGGTATTACGACCGACACAAAAAAACTCTATATCGGTACTGCATCAGGGAATGCCCTGTTGGTTGCGGCTCAAACGGTAGGAGATATGCTCAAATCAATCTATGATACCAATAATGACGGTATCGTAGATAGGTCAAAAACTGTTACTGGACCTGTTACGTGGAACCAGTTAAAGGGGGTCTAAGGCAATATGTACAGTGACGTCTACTATGGGGTCCTTATGTACACGCAGGACATTCCCCTTCCAGGCGAGGAACAAATAGAATCATTAACACCTGATCTGATAGGTTATCTTCCCGGTTATTTTAAAGATTCTCGAATTATGAACGAACTCCAGACTGTTCAGGCTAGAGAAATTGGGTCGGAAAATGCTAAAAGGGAAGACCTTTTAAACCAATTATTCATTAGCACGTCTACCTGGGCACTTGAGTTATGGGAAAACGAACTTGGCATAGAGACGGATATATCTAAAACGTATGAGACTAGGAGGGAAATTGTTAAGGCAAAGAGAATAGGCAACGGAACTATAACGAAGCAAATGCTTATAAACACTGCACTGGCCTATACAAATGCAGAGGTGCAAATAATCGAAGACCCTGCGAATTACACATTTGTAATAAAGTTTATAGGTATCATGGGAATACCACAGAATATGGCTGGCTTAATTGAAACTATAAACGAGATTAAACCAGCTCACCTAAGCTATAGTTTTGAGTATCTATATTCATGGTGGAGCAAGATCGCAGCGTTAACGTGGGCGGGGTGCGCGTCTAAAACCTGGGACGATTTAAAAACATACGCTTAAGGAGAGGGGAACAACATGGCAACATTAACACCCAACTATAGCCTTACTAAGCCAGCAGGGACAGACACGGTAAACATTGACGTGATTAATAACAACATGGATTTGCTTGATGCGGCAGTAGCGAGTAAAGAAACGCCTGCCGACGCGCAGACAAAAGCAACGGCAGCGCAAACAGCTGCAGCGACTTACACTGACGGCAAGGTTGGGGAAGTAACAGTGGCCAGCATAGGAGCTGCAACATCCGCCCAGGGTGCAAAGGCTGACACATCTCTGCAAACATCCCAGCTAGGGCAAGTCGCTGGGGTTGCAAAACAGGATGACCTTACTGCGCATTTGGCGGATTATGCGCAAGATACAGGTACAGCAAACACTTATGTAATGACTCTCGATCCCGTGTTAACATCTTATGTAGCAGGAAAAATGTACAAATTTAAAGCAACAAATGCCAATACAGGTGTTTCTACACTTAATATTAACAGCTTAGGTGTTAAGGTAATAAAGAAAAATGTAACAGCAAACTTGGCAAGCGGGGATATTCTAGCCGGTCAGATTATAACCGTAGTTTATGACGGAACAAACTTTCAAATGATACCTGATTATAGTGGGAGAGTTGGTCAAGCAAGTGGTATTGCGCCATTAGGAACAGATGGTAAAGTTCCTTCTGCTAATTTACCGAGCCTAAGCGATGGTGCATGGGTAAAGATTGCAGAACAAACATTAGCGGCCGCAGTTGCAAAAGTTGATTTTGCGAGTATACCAACTGGCTATAAGAATTTTAGGTTAGAGTTTGAAGCTATAGCAGATACTTCAGCGGTTGCAGATTTATTAGTGACGTTTAACGATTCTGCCACCGCTATATATTATTATCAAATGGTTAGTTTTATTGCAGGAACAGTGGCATCTAATGCTCAAACTGCGAGAAATAATATCTATCTTCAAAGTGCGCTGCAAAAAACAACAGGTGCGGGGTATGGATTCCGTGGTGATCTGGAAATTTCAAACATTGACCCAACAAAAGCAAAATCAGTTGTAGGTAGATGGTATACGGGAGACTATACTTTGCCAGCATTATATATGCTTGGTGGCGCTTGGAGCAATGCTACAACAGAAATTAGCAAAATTTCCATAGCCGCAAGTGCTAATAATATAGGGGTTGGAAGTAGATTTGTTTTGTGGGGGGTTAAGTGATGAATAAATTAGTCATTGATTGTGGGAGTGGCGAAGTAACAGAAGTTGATTTCACCCAAACCGAGATTGATGCAAGACAACCGACACTGGGGGGTACTCAGCAATCTAAAATTCAAGAAGTAACAAATGCTTACTTTACAGAACTTAATGGGGCTTTTACTTCTTCTGCAACGGGAACGCCCTTAGCCTATGACTTTTCACCTAATAGTCAATCGCTTTGGAAAGAGTTGATGGATGCAGTTAACGCAGGATATATTCCCGATACCATGTTACCGATGGACATTACCTTAGATAATGGCACAGTTGTACCACATGGGAAAGCTCAACTTCAGCAGATATTTGGGGAAATCACAGCAAGAAAATTACAATTGTACGGTAAGTTGCAGAGCATGGTTACAGTTGGGGGAACGATATTGAGCGCGACCACGATTGACGCAGTGAATGCAATAACATGGTAGGGCGGTATCTTTATAACATTTTGATTGGGGTAGATCAACTTTGCAATACCATTATGGGCGGAGATCCCGACGAAACAATTTCATCTCGCTTAGGAAAACACGTAGCGAAGCACGACTCTTCCTTTGCAAATATGCTCTGAACGCTACTAAATATGGTTCAGGTGAACCATTGCGTGAAGGCGATTGAACCTGATGAGGGGAAGAACGCAACCTTCTAGTTATTGCATAGTAGACGCCTTTAGCGCAGTAGTTAAATCGGCAAGCGCTTGCGATTTTCAAACAAGTCTCATCGACAATATTTAGTTCAACAAACGCCTTTTTGTGCGTTTTTATTATGCCAACTTTAAGCCAAGGGGCTTATTTTTTATGCGCATTAGGGAGGAGAGATCCATTGAATGACCATTTCAGAGCGTGATCCACCACTTGGAATTGTTTGCTTATATTTATGGGTAACAAGAAAGGATGGCGAAAAATGAGCACAAAGGAGTTTAGTTTTAGTACTGTAGTCGCAGCAATTGGGACGATCGTAAGTGCGTGGTTGGGAGGATGGGACGCTGCGCTGAGAGTGCTCGTCGTCCTAATGGTTATCGACTATGTAACAGGGTTCTTGGGAGCAGTCAAGGAACACAAGGTCAACAGCGAGATTATGTACTGGGGTGGCATCCGGAAGGGGGTTATCCTTGCGGTATTGGCTTTAGCTGTCCTGCTTGATCAGATGGTTGGTAACGCGGAACCGATCCTTCGGACGTTGGCTATATATTTTTACGTAGCCCGCGAAGGCGTTTCGCTGACGGAGAACTTGGGCATCCTCGGCGTGCCATTGCCGCCTGGGATAAGCCAGGTACTTACTCAATTGCAAGAAAAAAGCGAAGGAAAGGAAGGATGATTAAACCATGAACTATTTAGCGGACAAGCCAAAAGTATGTTGGGATGCTGGTCACGGTGGTTACGATCCGGGGGCAGTTGGCAATGGCCTGCACGAGGCAGACCTCACTCTTGATATAGTTATGCGGGGCAAACCACTTGCGGAATACAATGGCATTACCGTCGTTCTCACGCGAAACGGAAACTATGCTCCGGGTCACTTAGAGGGTAACGTCAACGCAGAGTTGGGAGAGCGGTGCAGGATTGCCAACGCTAACAAAGTTGACCTTATGCTATCGACCCATATCAATGCTGGCGGTGGAACGGGGCAAGAGATTCTTGTTCAAGGCGCAGGGGGCAAAGCCCAAGTTTGCGCTGATACTATTCTACCGTTCTTAGTCTCGGCTGGAGCCTGGTATAACCGCGGGGTAAAGGTTCAAAATGTAGAGGTTCTTCGAGACACTAACATGCCAGCAATCCTGACTGAGAGCGGGTTTATTGATTCTGTGTCTGATACTAACAGGCTCAAAGACCCCAACTTCCGGCAGGCTCTAGCTGTAGCTCACGTTAAAGGAATGTGTGCATATTTCGGGCTTACTTATAAAACGAAAGGAGTGATTAGTGTGAATGCAGTTACCACGCCCGTTGCTACTAAACCCGTTGTAGCCGATCCAGATGTTTATCTATCAGTTCGAGTTCGTGCGAGCAAGGCCAACGCCTTAATCGCTAAAATTATTGCTGACGGATTCGCGTGCAAAGCCTTACCATTAGCCTAACCTGAGTTTAGCATGTCAAAATCAAGGCTAATTATGCCAAATAATATGCCAAAACAGTCCAAACTAAATTGGCAAGCGCTTGCCAATTTACATCCCAAGAAACACGGAATATTTTTAGCCAAAAAAGTGGAATATTTTCAGGAATATTTGCAAAGGAAAAAGAAAATTTCAATTTAAGCAGGAAAACGCCTGCTATTAATTTTGTCCAAAAACGAAAGGGGAAATAAACAATGAATTCATTATCAAACTTATTAATGGGTGCCTTAACAAGCTATTGGGGGATTATCATCGTACTCATCGGCTATGCCGCCCTATGGATATTCCAGCGCAAAATGGCAGAAAAGCTCCTGCTTGGGTTAATGCTTCAAGTCGAGAAGAGCGCCGAAGCACTCGCTTTGCAAACAGGGGATGAGAAATTTAAGTATGTTTGCGACAAAGGCTATGAGCTTATGCCCTCTGCCACCAAGTTGCTTATCTCTAAGGGCGTATTTATTAATTTAGCTATGCAAGCCTATGATAAGGCTAAATCCTATCTCAAGGTATTAGATATTACTCCGTCTGCTACAGCGCCCGAACCTGCCAATTCACCCGAGATTGCGGTCGCTCCTGAAGAAGTTGCTGCGGCTGACCCTGTTGTGGTAGATTCGGTTGCAGTAGACCCAATTGCAGTAGACTCAATTGTGCCTGTCGATCCCGCCGATCCTGCTGTGCCGGTTGCTCAGCCATCTGCCATACAATCAGTCCTAGATGGGGCTACGGTGGCTGGACAAGTGGCATACAATCAATTTGTGCAGGATTCTATCCAAGCCCTGTCAGTAGCTAAATAAGTGCATAAATTAAGGCCCTGGCTTAACTGCCGGGGCCATTTTACATTTTTATGCTTCACACAATGGTCACATATCGGTCACTTAACGGTAACAGGTTTAGGGTATTATGAATATATCAGGTAGTAGCCCGCTGGTTGGCGGTTAAGATAAAGCTTTTCTTCTCATTCTTCTTCTTTCTTCTCTAAACCCCTCTTAGTGAGGGGCTTTTTTACGTCAATAACGCTTGGCAAGCCCGAGGGGAAATAGCAAGTTGAGGCTTTTTGTTTTATAAGGTTTAACCTATTCTTTACACAGAGTTCATGGAACGGTAACAAATATGGTTTACAATAAAAGCAACTGATAGATACCCGTACTTTTACGGTTGAAATATAGACCATCTCTGCACACTTTCCTACCTCCTACCCTTCTTGCGAAGGGATCCTTTTTGATTTTTCCAGAGAATCATATATAATTCCCATAATCATAAATAGACATGACGAAAGCCCTCTTGCCAGAAATGGTGGGAGGGCTTTTTTAATTATGACCACCTATAATAGGGACTAATATTTAAGAGATGGAGGCGTCTGCATTGCTTGTCTATCGCTAGTATAAGTTGTAAAATGTAACTGCTGGGGGCGAAAAATGGAAGAATTAAAAAGAACAGATGGAAAGCATTTTTCGATACAACAAAGTGCTGATTTCTTAGTAACAGAGTATGAGCAGTCGTTTGAACATCTACGGCACTATGATTCAACAGAGAATACCATAATGGCGTCTAGTTTTACGGGTTACATCGCCGTATTCACCGCGGCCTATGCCTTATATCAATACAGTTCCCATGTCTGGGTAAAATTCCTTTTTATCTCTATTATTTTCTTTATAAGCGCTATCGTTGGCACACTTGTCTTGTCTCTGTTCGTGAGGAACCGATTGTATTATACTATTATTGCAAAGCAAGTTAATAGTATAAGGAATTATTTTTTAAACAATTCAGAACTTGATTTTATTAAGTTCAATCAAAGTTACCTTAGTCCTGATCGACCATTAAACTTTAATCCTATAAGTACATACTCCGTGTATATGTACTTAATCTGTATATTTAATTCGAGCCTCTTTGGATCAGGTGGTTTAGTGTTTACGCATTTTACTATAGGTAAGGATTATAATTTTTCAATATCTATTGGTATTGGCATTGGATTAGTTATCTTAGTCCTAGAGCTAGTAAGGTCCTAGAGCTAGTAATGGCAATTAATTACCTTAAAAAAAGAGATACCCAAAAAGCGGATATTGCAGTTTGGGGAAAACAAAGGGGAGTTACTGCATGTTAGAGATTGTAATATGGGATGTTCAACATGGAAATGCTTCATATATCAAAACTCCTGGGGGTAAGCACATAGTTATTGATTTAGGAATTGGCTCATATTTTGACAAAGACCAATATTTTAGCCCGCTCCTTCATCTGAAGAATAAGTATGGAGTTAAGAGTATTGACGAAGTTATCATTACCCATCCCCATACGGACCATATCGATGACATAGGTAATTTTGACAACTTGTCTCCGAAAGTGTTTAGTCGCCCAGGGCC